ACGGTCAGCGCCTGTGTGCATGAGGCTGGTCACACGGTCTTCAAACTTCACAATGGCTTCAGCTTCAGCAGTCTTGCGGTCAGCCTCTTCACGCTGGATAACAGAGCCCAGGCTGGCAAACTCTATCTCAAAGTCAGCAAAGGTCCAGGCACTGGTGTCAATACCACGGGGACGATGGCCATATGCGTCCTTGTACATGTCCCAATAGGTGCATTGGGCTTGCTCAAGATCCGTCATGTCTTCCCAAGATTTCAACTGTTCCATTGCTGACTCCTTTTTGCTTTGTATGCCACTATTATAACAGTTTGTGAATTATCGTGCAACCGATTTCACACGCACATCAGTGTTCAATGCAGGTGCATACTTTTGTATTAACTCGCGCTCTAACTTGTGTGCAACATCTTTGCCACGCACAATGTCCACGATTGCGTAGTTTACAGCGGCTTCGCCTGCGGCACGAATTGCTTCGTACAGGTTCCAGCTCTTGTCTTCTGTGCGGGCGCGGTAGATGTGCTTGTTAACACGGCTACGAATAGACATGTTGATTGTGCGTTGAGTTTTAGCGGTAATACCAATGTAGTACTCCAATCCAATTTGGATTGTGTACACAATATGGGTTCGATCAGTGCGTTTCTTTCTTATCATGTGTGTATTATAGCATTTCGAGCATATTCGGTCAACCGAAATGTTGTACTACAAAAGCACTACCTTTTGGGGTTTGTGCTCGGTAATACTTGAGTACTATAAGTAACACAATGCACAGCAATGAAATATGGCAGGCAAGCCAATGCTTGGAACACGAAGAATCCGCAGTTGATGTGATACATACACGCCTGAGTGAACTGGGATATCAAACTACAAAAGTCATCAGTCACACAAGAAGTCATTGGCAACATGGACACCGCCGTGTGGTTGTGAGTCTAGTAGATGATGCATGGGACTGTGCCGACGATCGATCACAAGACACACCTTATTTGTTTGATGCCGATACCACGGTTATAACGGACAATTGGATCAACACTCCCACTGTATACACCGTTGCTCGGGCGCCTGACAGTTTTTACGGAATATATTCTTACCTGCCTGCTGATCAAACGTGGCAGCCTGATCGTGATTATACATTTGCAGTAAATCGCATTGATTTCAAACGCATGCGAATATTGTCAAATTTACATCAGCGATTGAAATTTGACAGTGGATATGTTAATTTCAATTGCGTTCAAGATAGAAATACTGATCCACAACACAATTTCCATGCACTGCTAACGCATGCCTCTGCTGCAGAACTGCCGGTGTTTCGCACACTAGCCAACATGATGCCCGTAAAAAATTACAGCATCAACCATGATCAAACTTATACTCACAGTTGGTTAAACATCGCAGTAGAAACATACAGCAGTGATAATGTGGTGGCATTGAGTGAAAAGATATTTAGATGTTTGGTTACTCCGGTACCTTGGATAGTATATTCGGGACGTTATACCATAGCAAGATTACGTGCTTTGGGATTCGATGTGTTAGATGATGTAGTGGATCATCGTTACGATCGACTGATAGAAGCACATCACAAAATATCTGCGTTTATGGACACTGCCTGCGTGACAATTAATTCGTTGAAACAACACAATTGGACAACGTTGTCTCAACGCTGTCAGACTGCGGCTGCGCACAATCAACAACAATTGACCAAAATGAAATCTGCATGGCCTGCAGACTTTGCCGAGTGGTTGACTGACAGGATCACATAATGTGTGGAATACTGTATGTAGAAAGTCGCACTGCTAGACCATTACAGCAACATCTCACAGCCTTGGACATTCTTCAAAGTCGTGGTCCTGACTTTGTGAGATATCAGTACACCAACAACGTTTTCATAGCACAATCTGTGTTGCACATCACAGGCACAGCAGATTTTTACAACGAAAAAAGATCAGACTTCTTTGCCTACAACGGAGAAATTTACAATTATCGTTGGCACGGACGTTACAGCAACGACATAGAATTAGCGTATCAATCAGCCAGAGACAACCGCAATAGATTCCAATATTTTGAAGGACCCTGGGCTTGGGTGTACTGGGATGGCAGCCGTGTGACCTACGCAACTGATCCACAAGGTGAACACTATTTGTATCGCTATCAAGATGATGACATTGTTGTAGTGTGTTCAGAAGTTGCACCCATACTGACTTACATTCAAGGTGTCAAAGTTTTGGAACAGTACAAAAACAAACACTGGACCTTGCAAAGCCAAACGCCTTGGCAGGGCATTGAAAGATTAACACCAGGACAACTGTATGTTGATCATGTGCCTGATGCAGTGCTAGACAGTGTGTGGGACTGGGTGCGCCCAACGACGTATCCAACTCAACAAGAAGCACAAGAAGAATTTGATAGTTTATGGGCCAGAGTCATGCGGGAAATGACTCCCACATGTGCCACAGCCATCAGTTACTCGGGCGGGATTGACAGCAGTTTGATATTGAGCACACTACCACACGCTGAATTGGTGTGTACCAACATGACCGGCAAAGATCCCATTGTGGATCGCATTGGAGATTTTTTAACCGATCAACAACAACTCAATTTGAAATGCGTTGTTGTAGATCCTGAGCACTGGGCTCGGTCCTATAGTGCATTGTTACAGCACACAAAGATGCCAGTGCAGAGTTGGAGTTTTGTGGGCAAATGGATTGTGGCCCAACACACTGAATCCTCAGTGTTGTTCTCTGGTGTGGCTGCCGATGAACTGTTTGGTGGATATGATGTTTACCGTCACATCAATTATGATATCAGTCAAAGCCACAGTCCTTATAGTGAGCATTGTGATCCTGCATTATGGCGCCGGTGTTTGAGTGTGTATGATAACAATGCATATCAAGCCACACTACTGGCTGACTATTGGTCACAGATTGTGGGCTGTGATGCACCTGGGCAAGACCGAATTGCTGGTGCCTGGGGCAAAGAAGTACGCAATCCTTTCATGAACAAACGTGTCATGCAGTTTGCACTGAACTTGCCTGTAGAATTCAAGCAAGGAAAACCATTGTTAAAAACAGCATTTCTCAAACAGTGGCAACAGCACCTGCTGTTGCCCAAACAAGGTTTTACAGGACATGCCAATGATGCATTGCCTTGGTTGGGAATTGATCATGTGTCCACTGGTGATAGATATCAAGATTGGAAAACCATCAATCAACAAATGTTTGCCAATCTTGCAGTTGACCAAACCAAGACTTGGTGATGACTAGATCTGGATGCTGCTGGGCGTAGTTGACAAATGTGCTCACACACCAAGATTCAGTAGGAGTCACTGATCTAGTGCGTTCAGTGTTGTATTCATACCAGTACATGCCATAGGGTGCAGTGACATCTGTGAGTCTAAATAAAAATTCTTGTCCTGATTCAGCACCACACAATTCAGCAAATCTATCAAAACACTGTACTTGTTCTAATCCTGAGTAAACTGCTGAATGTTCTTGGCGTGTACTTATAAACGCCGGCACATCAGTTATTTTAGGAATACATTCTAAACATCTCATTCGCGAATCCCCTGTGCCGGCAAGATAGGTGCCATCACCTTGATCCAGCATCATCCAGGGTTTTACAATGCCCTGTGTTTTTATGTCTGCGATCCACATGTTGAGTTTGACCAAGTTTGCAATGTCATAATGATTTATAGTGTCTGAGATAAAATTTTCTAAGCCAGCACCTAATCCTGCATTGGCCCAGTCACACAAATCTTGTAGTCTTTGATTGGTTTGCACTGTGTCGAATGCCATGTTGGGGTTGTAAAACAAGCAGTGTGTGCCGTTGTGAAAACTTTCTATCACAGGATCACGACTGTTGGGCCATGTTAGTTCTATCAAGGGATTGTTCCAGTACATGATCTACTTAGTAAATACTCTATGAACTATGCAAACTTTTTTAAAGATTTATTCAAAAAATCAGGATTTGAAGTACACGTAGAATACAATGCATTTCAAATTCCATATCATCCCAGCACTGCCTGGCCGTTGCGACTGCCCAAGGTAGAGTTCAAAGACAACACCATATTGTTTTTGCATTTTCAAGACTTTGTCACAGTTCGTGATGGCAGAATAGTTGAACTGGATTTAGTGACTGATCACTACGGCGATCGCGCCAATCAAGTGGTTGTGATTCATTGGCCGCATGCTATGCATCGCTACTATCAAGGCCCAATAAATTTAATTGAATTCAATCTTCACGAATACGAAATTCTTAAAAATTTGCATCTTCGTTGGCCAGAATGGCATCACATGTTTGATCAGCCACATACTCATGCCTGGCAGTGTCTGAATGGTAGAATGTGCCCACACAGACATCAAGTCAAAGAAATTCTACAACATTGGTCCAATGGCATACTCAGTTATCATAACCAGATACCGTTGCCTGAATGGGCATATTCTACATACCGTGGCACTGAAAACGAAGATAACTTCATCAGATTGATCAATGTGTATGGATCATGTTCAGTTAATATTGTGACAGAAACACAATATGATTCAGCTCCAGGCATCATAACAGAAAAAACCATCATGGCCATGTTGGCCGAACAAATACCCATTGTGATAGGATATCCAGGCATAGTTGCAGACTGCAAAGAACTGGGATTTGACATGTGTGATGATGTAGTAGATACATCTTATGATCAACTACCCAATGAGATTCGTGCAGAACAGGCTATATTGCGTAATCAAGACTTGATACAGGGGCACATAGATCTTTCGCCCTATCGTCAGCGGTTACGTGCCCAACGTGAATTTCTATTAGATGACTATCCCACTATAATGGAAATGCGATTCCAGCGTGACTGTGAGCAATTGATCAGTAAGTTAAACTTTTAATAAATCTTTGTATGTCTCCATGCAATGTAGCCATCATGGCTTCTTTGCTGCCAAACATCACCAGTTTGTTGAGCTTGCGATTGTTGACCATGTAGTAGGGACAGGTCATATGCCGGTCCAATGCAATCAAGTTCTTGGGTGTCAGCAATTTTTCCGGCAGATCAAATGAGTAACTACTGAGTTCCAGCAAGTTTTCAAACACATAAAAACCTTGGTATGTGAGTCTCAAGCCACCATCATCACGTATGTTTTGCCACCAGGTGACCATGGCCTCGTCCAACAACGGAGCATCAGGATAACGTGTTATGAGTTCTTGAGTGAGAGTAAGTTTATTGAGCATTGGGATAGATCTTATCCCCTTGCGTTAACAGCACAACCGAGAACTTGTCTGTTCGGAATTGTGTGTTGAGTTTGCGAGCCAAGTTGATAGCGTGTCCGGGGTTGGAGAACGATACCTTTTTGTATTTGGGTCCAGGAAACTGTGTGAGCAAATTGCTGGTTTTGAGATTAATAGGGTTGGCATCAAAAAACACAGCCCATACACCTTCCGAAGCCAGCACTTGTTCTGTCTTGTAGGTCTGTTTGTTGGTGTGCTCAATCAGCACTGTGGGCTTTGGTCTTGACATATTAAACTCCATGTTTATTTATGCCAATAACTATGCAGATTTAAAACTGCCCCCAGTGATCTGCACTTCTACAACTTCCGCGCCACGTGCTTGTTGTTCACGTATTTGTTCCAGTGTAATCAACAATTTAGTGATGTCCGCATGCAAGTCTTTGGCATCGCGCATGGGCATGGAGAAGTCTCGTTGCCCACGTGCTTCGTGTGCTTTGACACTATCCACAAATCGATGTATGTGTATGCTCATCGTTTCAAGAACGGTACAAGATTAGGTGCAGTCCAGCCCACAGGTTTTAAAACTTTACCATCTTCACGTTTGCGCACCTTGCCTGTATCTCGATCAATCTTGGCAAAGTTTGTCATCATAACTTCTTTCCATGCACCTTCTGCATCTGCGCCTATTGAATGGATAGCACCTATTGTTACAACCAGAATGTCTATAAGCGCATCCAGTTGTTCTACTCGATCTTCTGTCAATGTGGCTTCTAATAATTCCTGATGTTCTTCATCAATTAGTTTAACATACATTGCATACTGAGATTCGTTCATTGCGTCAACACTTTGATCGCATGCTCGCATGAATTTTTCTTGATCACGAAAGGGATTTGTCACGTGCTGTCTCCTGGGTATGAAATGGTCCTTGATATTGATAACGTTCCAACACAATCAGCTTGGGGTTGCGAAGCAATTTCCATGAGCGATGTTGTTTCACAGCATACCAACCTGCGGCATACCATGACTTGGATTTGTGTTCTTTTGTAAACAGTGGTAGTCGATGTTTGACATCCCACATGGGGTTGAATGCTCTGCACCCTGTTTCAAATCCATGCACTTGATCCGGCGCAGGCTTTGTGGTCTTTTCGGGTGGCACAAATTCAATGTTGGCCTTTTTACGTACCATGGGAATGGTTTTAAACTTGCCCACTTGGTCATTGATGCGCACAGTGTAGCCATCGCCTTCGGCTTCTACCACACCTACTTTACGATCATCCTGCTTCAAGATCCAATACTTTTTATCCACTATGGGTTTGGCTTCGATCATCTAATACTCCTTTGTATGTTTGATTCAACCAGCGACCAATTGCTTCTGCAAAGTCACTGAGTTTGGTAAGTTCATATTTGCCACAGAACCGTAAAAAGTGCGCACCTACCATGCCCACATCCTTGTGGCTAATCTGTTCACGTATGGCTTCATCTACTGCGGCTTTGATTGCATCAGGCTGTGCTGTGAGATCAATCAAGATGCGATTGCGTTCATAATCTTCCAATACCTTGTGTTCGGCCTGCTCATGGTCAGACCAGCGTTGCAACATGAGATTGTTCCAAGCATAGCCTCGACGATCACGATCTTCAAATGCTTCTGTGAGTCCCACTTGATTCTTTGTGCCTTTCACCCGCACACCTGGATAGGCCGAGAACACATTGTCACTAGGATCACCACGCATGCACTTCAAGAACAACACCCAACGTTGATAATCAACAGGTGGCACAAAGTTAGCATCGGCTTTGCCAACCTTGATCTTTGAGTTGCTCTCAATAGTAAATGCCAAGTTTTTGCCTTTTGCGTCTGTCACACCCGTGGTACTGAACAAGTGATCGTTGATGCCATTGTATAATTTGACATTGGGTGCAATCAACTGCACAAAGTCAGAATCTGAGCTGACCACAACATGTTCGTCTTGGGGGTGTAGTGCAATCCAACGTGCAATGATATCATCTGCTTCTGCTGTGGCACAGCGGATCACACTACAGTTGGTTCGTGTAGACAAGTATTTAGTCAGCTCATCATACGTTTCCCAGAACAGTTTGTCCTCTTCTGCTTCTGACTCGCTCATTTGCCCACGTGCCACAGCACGATTGGCTTTGTAGGGTTTATAGTAATCTTTGCGCCACGAGCGACCCTCTAGTGCGAATACCACATGATCAGCACCTAAATCACGGGCCACTTTGTTTGCACTCATCAAGGTCAAGTGCAAGGCAAATCCCAATTTGGTCCACGTGTCTGCGGCACGATGAGCCTGGTGCCGCGCACGAAAAAACATATTACTAGTGTCAATCAATAGGTAGCGCATGTGTGTTCACCAAGTTGTTTTGCTTGATGTATTGTAACACATAATTGGCCCAAAAGCTATGGGCATCTGCACCAAAATGCCAACTTTGTGGGTTTACTGTTGAAAATCCTGCGGTTTTGAGCAAATTGCTATAGGTTATTTTGGCATCGTAAGGATTCATGTAGCAACCAGACCAATTGAAATGATTGGGCATGCTGGCAAAGTTGCTGTTTCCATTGAAGAACACATGTTGAATATTTTTTTTGTTGAGTTCTTGGTGAAACTGCCAAATTTCTCTATGTGCTTGTTCAGCACAACGTCCCCAATTTACACTGGAAACAAACTGTTTGTACCGATCTTGCAGAGCCGCAGGCACATGATCTATGCCGGATGCATTGACTTGCCAATACTGCCCTTCATACGGCCACTCTTCTCGTTCCCACGTTGACCATTGTATGACCATGACAGTGCGATCCAACCGGTTGTAGTTTTTGTGTATCCAGTCGCGTGTGGTACGCATGATTCTGGCATTGCTGGCAGCCGACTCTGCATCACAGTAAAATTCAGCATTGATCAGTTTGGCCAAATGATGCCCCCAACTCACTGCTACATTGGCCGGATGAGGACGTCGACCTAGATGATATAATTCTCTGTCATCTTCAGCAAAACAATGTGAGTTAACTGCTTCAGCAGCCGCAGTATGGCTGTCGCCGTTTACGTACAGTATCATCGTGGACTGGGACCACCTGTGTCATCTGCACCAGTTGGTTCCCATGCTTCCAGTTTCTTTTTTAGAGATTCGGCCTGTACCACACGTTGACGCAATTCACTGCTGCTGAATGAATGATCACGGCCATTGAAGTGTAGTTCGATATCACGCTTGTGACAGATCTCACGGCCGGTAAATTCTCGGCCTTCATATTCCACACCCAGTATGCGCACATCAATGGGCAGGATCAACAGCAAGTCTTCTAGATCTTTTTCTGTGTTGTACACCCAGACTTCGTCCACATACTTACAACCTATCAGTTGTAGTTGTCGTTCTACAATGCTTTGCACTGGGCGATTCTTGTTGGGTCGGTCCAAGGTGGGGTCATTTTGCAATGCGCAAATCAAGTAATCGCATTCTTCTTTTGCTTCACGCAACATGGCTATGTGGCCAGCATGCAACAAATCAAATGTGCTGGCAGTAAAGCCAACTCGTCGTCCATCCATCATATCAATATCCTTAACTAATCTCAGTGCGTCCGTCACCAATGTCTCGTGTGTGTACATAACCATTTGCTGAGTTACGCATGGCTTGATCTTGTTCCCATGTTTCCATTACCACGTGTCTGCACACATTTTGGAACCAACGATCCACAATGTCTGAATCTGCGTCTGTGGGTTTCATCATGTATCCGGCCTTGACCAGTCGAGCGATGAATATCTCATTCCAATCCAGTTCAAATGCGCCTTGATGCAAGTTGTTGGGATCAATGTCCATGGTGATAATGGCCACATAAGGTTCGTTCTTTTCTGTGGCAATTTGTTTGGCAGTTTTTTCAGGTGCCTTGGGCACACGAATAACTTTTTCTTTTTCCTCTTTTGCAAGAGGTTTCTTTTTAAATCTATCAAAGAACCCCATTATTTGCCCCATCCATTTCCCCAAAGATCAACATGTAATCTGGGACTGTACCAGTAGCCACGCTTGAGTGCTTCGTCTGCAACATTGATTCTGTTGCCATCGTATACACTGACCACGCCGCCCACAGGCATCACAAATACAGGACCACCAAATTCACGTATTCTATATTCATCCACAGCACGGTCCAGCTCGTCAAAGTCTGCAATTTTTTCCACCACAAACTTGAGATATGTCACACCGTATGTTTCATAGTCCCACACAACATCAGGCTTGATGGCATCCTCCCATGACTCGCCGGAAACTGACAGTTTGGGACTAACGCTAAAGGTGATCTCACCAAACCAGTTACGCAAGTAATCCTTAAACTCTCGAGTTAGATCCTGAGTGCCATTGGTTTCAAATGTGATGTGTCGCAGTCCACGTTCGTGCAACACATCCAACAGTTCTGGATAAGCACGTTGCCAACCCAACAGCGGCTCGCCACCTGTGATCACCAAATGCACAGGATTGCCATTGGGTTGCAGCCAGTTGCCACGGGGCAACAATTCTGTCATTCGGTCCACAAGTTCATCCACTGTGTATGTGGGGCTCAAGTGCTTGAAGTCTGGATGCCAGGACGCATAACTGTCACAACCTGTGTTCACCAAGGGCAGTTCTTCGAATGTTTTGTATAGTTCTACAGTCTTGGCCACGTCGTCTGCTTCTGTGCTTCGCTCGCCAGATTTGCAACCAAATCCTGAACAGGTAAAGTTACATCCAAACATGCGCAAGAATATGCTGGGCACGCCAACATAACGTCCTTCACCTTGTGCTGAATAAAATAATTCTGATACTTTTAATTTCATAATCTTGTTACCTTTGACATTCCTGTACGGTGTTTATTTAGATTGATACTTTCATGTGCTATTTTAACACGAGTTTCGTCTTTTGTCACCCAACCTGGTAATACTGCATCCAGATAGGCCAAATGCTCTGCAGGTGTTGGATGCGGATCATCACTTTGCTTCCAACCTGTGGGATACAGCACTTGTTGATAGCTGGGCATGATGTTATTTAGAACAGTGCTGTACAAATCAAAAATATCTTGATCGCCGGGCAAATGATCAAACTGACGTGGATTCATTATGTCACACATTGCTAAATGTCTTGTGCGAACTCCTGTGCGATTATGCAACAAACTGACAGTGGCCTTGATCATGGCAATATCACGTATCAAACATCCTCGTTCGGTTATGGCATCACGCACATAGCCAAGATCATATATTGGACAAGTGGTTATGTTGCCCAGAGTCTGCCAACAATCAGTGTAGCGATCTTCTCGCATGACATTGGTCCAACAAACTACTACTGTATCACCAGCACCAAAGTAATGACGCTGATCTGCTTCCATTATTGAGTTAAAGATGTAGTGATTGCCGGCACCACTTTGTCCCCAGTTTTCAAAACTGTCAAACTCTGGAGCAAGACAGTCCGCCCAGGTGCTCCAATGATAGTTGGTAAAACTACACCCAAATGTAAAAAGTCTACCAGTCATGTATTACAATTACAGAACCACGGTTGCCAGTTCTTTGGTTGTTTTGCCTCGAGCAGCGGCTGATCCACGACGAGCAGAATCCACTAGTGCAACATCGTCACCCACTCGTTCCACAGTGGCTTTGCCAAAGTTTCTTCTACGGGCAAAATAAAACAACTCCAAAAATCTTTCAAAACTCATGGTTTTGTCTTCGGGGAACTCCAATTTATATGTAGCCGGAGCCTGAATCAAGTCATGATCAAAACTGAGATATTCCCAAATGTTGTAATTCAATGTTAAATCTTCGGGGTAGGTGTTCATGGCATCATATGCCACAAAGTATCTGCGTTGGAATCGCATGGCATCGGCCAACAAGTCAGCGGGTAAATTGTATTTGGCCATGAACTGTTCCAGCATGTCAAACACGCTGTTGTATTGGCGTTCCATGTGTATGTTCAACACTGTTCTATGAATCAAGTTCCAACCGTGAATTTCAATACCAATACTGGGATGATTGATTCTGCCAGTTGTCATCCAATTGTAGTAGTACTGGCGCACTTGATCCTGTTCGTTTTTCAACCACTCGTGCCCTTGCATGTGTTCAAATAAATCAGCATAAAATTTGCTATAAGACACATCAGAATACTTGTGTACCAGCCTTGACAACAATGTGCTGATGCCGTTGATGTGAAATGTGTTCTGGAACCAGGAGAATATACTGGCATCCAACATCTGTTCAAAAGGCATGTC